AGATTACCCATAACGGCATGCCCTTAGCCTGAAAGGTTTTGAGCATGACATTAAGTGCCTGAGTACCATTGGACAGTTGGGTGGATGACGGCGAACCACCATCCCCCAAGACTGCCAGTTTACGAAGTGCTGCATTAACGATTGCATCACTGGTCATATTAAACGAGGAACTCAAGATGCCACCCCATTCTTTTTTTCATACGTACGTAGAGTACCGAGACCCAACATACCCAGCAGAACTTGCATGGTCAAATTAGTATCAATAATAGGAAATGCTCCATTATAATGGAAAGCAACTTGTGCAATGAAACGTGCCAGTGGCTCCACCAATCCTACATAAGCAAGAGCAGCTCCACAAATCCAGCCAATGAAGGGACGCCAGCCACTCACAAAAGTGCTAGAACTGGCAGCCTCCACTTTGTTGATGTCCATCTGCCCAGTGGCAAGTTGAACTTCTGCATGTAGCTGCTCAAGTTCCCCATTTTGTGCCAGTTCAGCTACCTTGAGTTTCGCTTCGGCCTGCTGCACCGGGTCTGGAATCACTCGATCAATTACTTTACCAATCAGTGCTGGGATTGCATCCAAGATAGCTAATGGCATCATTTATCCTTTCGTTTCTTTAGCCATGTTTGAAATGGCTCAGAGTTATAGAATTGAAATCCAATCCATAAGATTGATATCAGGGCTGCAAGTGGGGGCAAAATCTGAGCTAGGGTTCCAAGTACAATACCAAATGACAAAACGTCACCAGTAATTCGGGTGGTTATACTTAGAACTGCCGACGTATCTGTCATATTGATCTCCATAACTATATTACGTGCGAGAGACAGTCCAGTTGTTGTATTCCGTAACCATATCAGGCTGGAACAGTTCATACACACAATAACATTCCGCATCCCATAGGTATTGGAAGCTTTGCGTAGATGAGATATCGAAATAGACATACGTACTGCCATCTGGTTGAAGTGCAGATGCACTCATCGTCACAGTGACATCGGTTGCCGTAGACTTCGCATTCCGGTTAATTGCACCACCTGAATTCTGAGCCGTTAGGAAGATATCACCACCAGAGTCTCCAGCACCACTAGTATTCAATGCTAGGAACTTGATACGAGCACAGACCTTATGGCCATTACTTAACACCTTGGCTCGGAAGCGTAATTTACTTGCAGACGTTGCCTGAGAAGCGAACACACCTTTTTCAATAACCGAATAGTTGTTTGCCCCTGCACCGACACTGTTGCTATTAAAGTAGGGGACACGAGTCTTAGCAAGTGGCATTAACGCAGAGGTAGTCGGAGTAAGTCCGTAGGAGGTCTTAGTTGCCGAAACCGCAGCAGGCATATTATTATAAGTTGGTGCCGGAGGCGATGCCAGATTTTGGTTAGGCATGTCTCCCTCAATTACCACCACATCAGGGGTACATTTGGCTGTATTAATATATAGCCAATCTGTAAGTGGGATTTTATCCAACCCACGTAAGTACACTTTACGGGCGCTCTCCACATTCAAAAAGCCCGGTTTGCCACTGATGTTTGATACAATTGGGCTGGACACATCCAGTTTGAACCTGCCGTCTACATATAGATAACCACCGCAGACTTCAGCGCCGCAATTGTGCATTTCTACGATACTACTGGTATCTAGGTAGTTGGTCGTAAAAGGTCCAGTAGTGCCAATATACTCATAGGCATTGCCAGTGTTGTTATCAGAGGCACAGCTAATCAGACAGGAATAAACGGTCTGATCCATAATACGATAGCCGGTTACACCATCTTTCGCATAGCAGTTCTGTGCCACGAATGATGTACCCTTTACCTTATAGCCGAGAGTATTGAAGCGAGCTTCACAGCTATTTAGTTGCATAAGACCTGCATAGAGGTCAAATCCAGTGGCAAAGTGCCAGCAGGCTACCGATTCCAGAATAACATGCGGACCAAAATTGGCCATTTTTAGGCCAGTATTGGTATTGGATGTACCACCTTCTTTACTGATAGTAAGACGCTTAATAGTCAACCAGCCATAGTATCCGGGTGCGCCGGTGTTGACAGCCATGCCATCAAAGTCACCAGACACACTAATTTTACTAATGATTTGGCTGTTAATCTCTCCAGAACCACCACAGCCTTCAATAATAGTGTCTTGATTGATAATCAGAGTGGCCGTGGTTTTATAGGTTCCACCGGGGAAAAAGAAACGTCGAAGTTTACCATTAAAGGCATTTTGAATGGCGGTCGTATCATCGGTAACACCATTACCAGTGGCACCAAACCAACATACATTAACGGAGCCATCAAAACGGCGTTTCCATCGCTTACCGGTGCTAGCTACAATCACCGTACCACCATCATCAGCAGTGGTTGTATCACTATCATCACGTACAAACATACCTGCAATACCAGACGGTGCACTCGTTGCAAGGTAGCCTGTGAGATAGACGCTCTGGCGCGGGCCGGTGTAGGCCCGCAGGGCGGTATAGTCAACAAGTTGTAGGGCATTAAGATCAGATTGAGCTTGTGGAAGGTCAGAATAGGCAGCCTTATTTACATCATTCAGCCAAGCTGAGTCAATAACCGTGCCGGTAGTAAAAGTTTTAGAAGTCATTAAAGATACCTTTTATCGGATCGTCACAAACTCAATTAGAATAGATACGGTTAGATCAACGACCGTGGTGTTTGAGAATGTAATTTTTTTGTTAGTAGCATCCCCTGCAATAGTTAAAGACCTATTGACAGCATTAGCCACCGTAGAGACGGTACTGAGATTTGCAGCAGTGCCATAATTATTTACCAAGAAATCAAATTTTTGGTAGCTTCCTTGGTTTTGCGAACCATTTAGATAACTATGTACTCGAATAGTACCAGCAGCCACATTTTCATTGACAAACGTACCCTTGAGTACCGAAGCAATATCGAGGGAGTACACACCTGTAGTATTGCTGATAGTGGTAGTAAGGGAGATAGTAGCCGTTTGTTTACCAAGATACCGATAAGTGTAGTCAGTGAATGCAACACGCTCTAGAGTAAACCAACCAAGGCCGGTCAAGCCTGTTGCAGCAGTACTACCAAATGAGGAATCTTTAACCGTGTTACCACCAGACAGGGACAGGGTAGAATCTACGTTCACACCTTTATCCATAGTAAGCCGGTCAAAGTCGCACTTAATACATGCAGACAAGGCACAGGAGACACTTCCCTGTGTATTCGTGGCGGTAAACCGGGAGACTTTAATTCGGTTGTTATAGTTACCTGCGGTGTTATACCCAACAAGTAGGGCACGATTTCCAGCAGCATTTACCAGACAGTTGCTAAGTGTAATGTCCGAGGAATCATTAATCTCAATATTATCACCGCCAACACTATTACAATTTACATTGGCAACTTCGCCACGATTAGTCTCGGTGAACGTGATAGCAATAGCAAAGCCACTATTGTATGTGAGAGTGTCAAAGTTTAGATTTTTGGCAGTGAAGTTATCACACTTATAGAAGTGAATACCGAAACCATAAACGTTGGAGACACTCATATTCTCCACAGACACAAAGGTGCTGCGGGTTGTTCCAGCAGGCTCAAAGGCCAATGCATAGGCAAAGTAACCGGAACCATTGATACCAGAATTGGTGAAACTATAATTACGTACTGTGGAGTAGGTGGACCCATTCAGATAGAGACCAACTCGCAAACAGTTTGTAATGGTCAGGTCAGTGAACTGTGTATAGGACCACCCACTCAACCAAACACCACCAATCACATTGGTATAACTATTATTGACTTGATTACAATCTAGCGTGCCATTAATCACCCCAAAGTTAGTGCCGGGAATACCACTATCATAAAACAATGGGGCATTCGTACCGGCTTTAGCCTTCAGGGTACTTTGCTTTAGATTTACAAGAACGTTACTTTTTGGGACAATCTTGGTGGAGACGTATGTCTTACCGGCCTCAAACCAGACTTGACCACCGCCGATAGAATTCGCAAAGGAAACGGCAGCTTGAATAGCAGCAGTATCATCAGTAGAACCATCACCCACGGCTCCAAAATCTTTAACACTGACAATCGCTTTAGAAAGAAAAACCAGTGTGTTATTTACGCTGTTAAGCCAGTCGGCAGTAACAGTCGTAATATTAGGGATAAATTTAGTATCAATCATAGTGGAGAGAGTGAACCTGCTTTGAAGGTTGAGGCAATCGCTATGTCAGCAATCGGTAGGGTTGCAGTATCCCCAACAATAATTGGGATACCTGCGAGAGCACAATCAGCAGTGCCAATATCTGCCATACCACCTGTGGTGGGATATGGACATAATGAGGGGGCTACAAATTGATCGGTAGGTTCAGGTACAGTATATGGAACAGCGGTATGTTCAGGACGTACGCGAATAAAGTCAAGAATGTGCCGTTCTTCAAAATCACTCTTACATACTATAAGCCCATCCCACCGCTTGCGAACCTCATCGCTTTTAAACTTGCGCCCGCAAACTTCGCAAATAACGTTCCAGCTTCCGGGCTTATAGTAGTTATTCATTACGTAGTTCCGTGATAGACGATAGCAGAAGCACCAGTACCATTCACTGTTACATAAAGGCCGACATCAGCCCGTACTGCTTTATTGAACAGAATGTCTTTGATGTTTTCACTACCAGCTACGACAGCTTTAACAAGCATAATGCCATTAGTATCAGTGCCGTCATATACAACAACGGTAGCAGCATTAGTACCGTCAGTATTCACGAGAACACCATTTAGTAGACCCTTACCAGTAACCACCTGAGTATTCGCAGTAAGAGCACCAGAACTAATCGAAGAAGCCATAATTAGATTCCTTAAAAGAGGGGGCCGAAGCCCCCGGTGTTAGCGGACGTACGATACAATGACAGTGTAGGGACCACCAGCACTGGAAGCAGTACCCGATTCTGCATACTTGGCATACAGGGAAATGTCAGTACCAAGCGGGGTATTTTCCAGAGCTGCAAAGGCAGCACCAACAGTGGAAGTGGGGCGAATCAAACCACCAGCAGTTTTAACGTCTTGTGCATTGACAAGTTCATTAGCCGTCGAGGTAGTGCCCACACTAACAGTTGCCGTAGTACCAGCGTCAGAAGCAGCACCGTAAATCACCACATCAACAATGGTTGCATCTGCCGGAAGCACACACTTTACAGAAGCAGTAGTATCCGTACGAGAGACTCGGAATGCCTTCAGAACTACGTCCTTGGCATAAGGAGTGACAGCAGTGGGGCCATAAGAGGCTACTGGTGCCACATCAAGAATTTTAAGACCCATCTAGGGACTCCTTAAAAAATAAAGGGGATACAGCGTTTGAATTCTGTACCCCCTCTGGGTTAGTTACCTAAGATTAGGCACCTTGCGAGCCGTACAGCCCCTTCGGATCAGTCCAACCCCACGAAGCACGGAACGAAGCTTTGAACTTCGCGTTCTCAGTGTCAAAGTCGTTGTCCATACCAAACTCGTCAGCACGACGCTCAAAATACTTCATGCCGTTGGGCACATCAGTACGAATGAACCATGCATCCGGATCAGTCAGGTAATGGTTGACGATCACATCTTTGAACATACCCATGTTGTTCAGGGCGTTGATGTCGTTGTTATCAGTACCAACACGGCCAGTCGATTTCAGAATACGAGCAGCCTCAAATTGCAGTTGATACGGGATAATCAGCGAGCGAGGTTTAACAGCAATACGCAGACCACGGTCATTGGTGTAACCGGCGATATCAATCACAGCCTGTTCCAGCGAAGCTTCCGAAAGGTCCGAAGCAGTACCGATCAGGTTCGACCAAGTACCACCAGTAACATTCGGGTGCGAAGCCGACAGCAGAGCGACACCATCACCACCAGTGTAGGACGAGCTAAATGCTCGGTTATACACGTTAGCACCAAGAATCTCTTTGGTTTGGCGAATCGAATATGCAAGACCTTTGGCCTTGTTTTGACCCACGATGTCATACTGGTCATCTTCCATGATTTCACGGGTGATGATAAAGCCCAGTGCGAACACTGCATGGGTGTAACGATTCGTGAAGCCCTGACGTTCCGAATCATACGAGATCGGAGCGCCTTCCGGCTTTTGGATTGCCAAGCCAAAGCTTGCCAGCCCCACATCCTCTTCATACGCACGGTTCGAAGTGAACTTCTCAAAGAGCTTTTCAAACTCTACATCGTACTCGTTGTAAGCCTTACCGTACCAAGCATTTACGCCGGGCCATAGAGCTTTGGCAAACGAGCCACTATTCATAATAGTAGACATT